GCATCGACTGCCGTCACCGACATCTGCTCATACTTCAGTCCGTCCCCAAGCACAGCCACCTTGCCGGCATTGGCGCCGGTAAAGTTATTGTCCCAATGTTCTTTAATTCGTTTTGCGGTATCGTCTGCAATCAAGCCCGGCGCCGTCAACACACCTCCGGGGCGGCTGCCATTGGTAAAGAACTTTACCGAGTTCTCCTGCATCCTGATGCCCTGCAAAGCTGCAAGACCGCACGCAGTAAGAGCACTGACACCGCAAAGCGGATGATACAGCGCCACATTAATGTCGTGAAATATCTCCGAAGCCGGGACCAATGTTTCATTGCTTTCGATCCCCGCAAGGTTGCTGGTATTCAGCGAATACCAAACCGAACCATCAGGCGCAATCATTACCTTTACGCCATTGGGGTCAAGTACATATCCGTTAACAACGACATTACGAGCGTCGCGCTCTTTCAAAACATATGTGTTGCCATGAATGAGCTTGGAAGTCATCCACTGTTCAATAAACTTTTGCCGGGTCTGGTATCTGTTTGGCTTGCGAAGGAACGGACTAAAGGCCGCATTCTGTTCTACATGCCAAATATTGTTAGCGTCTTTTTCGACATAGTTGAGATGCAGCTTGCCAATGTCGGAGGCGATCAGCGTCACGCAAGCGTAGACTGTGCTGAAGGTCAATACCGAATCATAGCGCCATTCAACATTGCGTTGCCAAGCGCCGGTGTAGGGTTCCCCGACCGTTCCGCCAAATCTCCAGCTCTCCGCACTGTTAGCATATTGCGGAGGCTGGAGAGCAGGCGGCGCGGCTTTACGTAAGCTTAGTTCGTAGCCGAGAAATCTCATTCTTCCGCTCGCTGGTCACGGCGAAGGTAACGCTTTCGAGGCGTTGCCGTTGCAGGCATGTCGCCTGAAGTTATTGGAGCCACGGCAGTGGAGTTAGATTGTTCTGCCTCCATAGCACGGGTAGCAAGTGGCGCGGGAGTCGGCGGAACCTGTTTCTTCGGGGCATCTTGCTTGTCTGCCTTTTCAGCCCAGCCTTTATGTTCGAAGATTCCGCCGTGAATGTCATGTTCCACGTCAAAATGATCGCCAATTTCAAGCTGCTGACCATTGTAAGGGAAGCGTTGGAGAGCTTTCATTCGCATCTTTGGTGGCCTTTCATTGAACCGGCTTGCCGAATAGGCGCCAGCCGATAATCAGAAGTAGCAGATACACGATGACGAAGTTGCCTGAAAACAAAAACGCACCGTGAGGCCAGACATACAGTGCGCCAAAGATTAGCAGAAGCAACATCAACACCCAGTAAGCAATTGCGATTGGCATTGGCAGGGTCTCCTTCTGTTGCCCCCGAAAGTGGGGATCGGTACCGAGCCACGCGGCAACCGACCCCCACCCACTCGATTAAGGCGCTCGGGGCGCCTCAAAGAGTTTAAGCGTACAGAGCGTTCTGAATGAACTGGACTGCCGTCGAACGACGCTTGGCCCAGTTGATCCAACGTTCTGCACGAATGCCGGTCATGTTCATCTGCCAAAGGCTGACCATGTTGGTCGAAGCCGTCGGGGGAGAATCGGGCGCCGAATCCATCTGGACCGAAGCCTGATTGCTCGCGTCGATAACGGTCTGTCCGTCATCGGCCAGCATGATCTCGGAAGCCTTCGCGAAGATGAGGTTGCTGCCGTCTGCCGGCGAGCCGCCCATCGTCTTGACGTTTTCCGAAGCGATAACCGGATAGCCAAGCAACGTTCCACCTTCAGCAGTGATGGTGGGGAAGGAAGCTTGACCGAGCGAGTTGATCATGAGCGACAGGGCAAGCGCCTGTTGCTGGGTCATGATCCAAACGCCGCCAGCGGTGGACAGGTTGTTCGAGAGGAACGTGCTGAGCAGGGTTTTCACGTCTGCACGAAACGCCGCCTCGTTGGTGCCTGACCGGCTGACCGGTGTGACGCCGTTGGTGATGGAAGCCGGTGACACGTTGGTGACAGCTGCCACCGCCGGATCAACAAACTGGCCATCAAGGAACTGCGTCATGGCTTCGATCAAGTCATTGCGCACGACTGCTTCAGCTGCCGGATTGGAGAACCGCACCAGTTCGTCCGTGAGAACGATGATGCCGGCTGCCTTTGCCCAGCGGAGCGTGACAGTCGAGAACGCCATGTTGGTGACCGGCTTCGGCGCGTTTTCCCCGACCCAACCGACCGAGCTACCTGTCGTGGTTGCCGGCATTTGGATGTTGAAGGGAACGCGTCGGAGGCCCGGGATTTTACCAATGATGGTGTTCGGGCGAAGCAGTTCGATGAACTCGGAAGCCATCACATTGTAGGCAATGAGAGGGCTGGCCCAAGTCGCATCGGTCGTTGTTGCAGCACCGACAGCGGCTTTGACACCGTCCATCATGTTCTGCACGCCGACTTCGATGATCGACTGCAGCTCGGGCATATCCGCTTCCCAAGCCTTCGCACGCTGGATCATCTTCATCGTGTCGCCTTTGCCGGCCGCCATGGCAATGCAAAGACGGGTGAACGCGGTGCCTTTCGGAACGTTGGCTCCAATGACCTGCGCGCGAACGCCGGAATTGTGACCCACGCCACCGTGCTTCGGTTCCACCAGCTCGACTTCCGTCGTGCCAGAAGCTTGCGCCGCAGCTGCCTTACCGGCTGAACTGGCGAGTGCCAGCTTTGCCTTCTGGGACTTCTGCATGCGAGCAAGGCGCTGAAGGTGAAGGTCGATTTGCGCGACTTCTTTGTCGAGCGTCTCGTATTCCTCGCCTTCGGCTTCATTCAAAGTCTCGCCGGTTTCGGCGGACTTTTCCATCAACGCTTCCATGCGTGCAGCTTTCGCGGCGCGCGTGGCCTCAAATGCCGAAATCTGTTCGGCAATAGTCTGCGGCATCTTAGCCCTCTTTTCCGTCGTTACCCCTGTCGCGGGTCTGATAGGTCTTTCCATGCCCTTTGTGTTTAAACCTGACGCGGCCAACACTGGTGCATCGAGAGACTTAATTGAGCTGATGGTCGCCTCGGCATTCGCCGGGATTGTGACCAATGACAACTCCATCACTTCAGTTTCCTGAAAGTGAATTCCACCATCGTCCATGAATGAATATTCTTTGGCGCGGAAACCGATCGAGACGGCCTTTACCAAGCCGAGCTTCACACTCTCCCAAGCTTCATCAACGCGCTTGCGAAGGTTTTCCGATTGAACCGGCGCCGCCAGATGCGCCTCGAACTCTATTCCGTCTTCAGTTGGTTTATCAAACCTGACCGTACCAACCGGCTGATCTGATTTGTGCTGCCACAGCAGCGGCATTGGATTTTTAAATTTTACACCGAGCGGTTCAACTACATCGCCGACCCTATCAGGGGCGGGGGTCGTTGCAGTGCCTCGAATAATCCGTTTGTCTTCACTGACTGACTTGATATTGAGAACACTATACGCTCGGTTTTGCATTATCACTCTCCAAGAGGCACAGCCTCAGCGCGCAAGAAGTTTATCCCCGTTGACAGCCGTCAATAGCTTATTTCCCTGACCATCCAACAAATAATTGAGGGCAGAACCTACAGGCTTTACCTGAATACAATTGAATTTCAAAACTGTTTGACTTGGATTCGAACCGGGCTTTAGCCAGACATTGCCGGCATCTGTACAAGCTTGCAGTGTTGTATATCGAGTTGGCAGCCCGCCAGTGCTATCGGTAACAATAACCGCAGCCGGATCACCGCCGTTGAATACCAACACCAGCACATAGGGATCAGCCGGCGGTGGGGGCGGCGTAGTTGTGCCTCCGGTACTGCCGCTATTCGGCAACGCCGCTGCAACGCTCGCCCATAAGAAAAACAAACATGCTGCTACTACTGTATGCATAACTTGATACCTCCAACTCTGTAGGCCTTTTCGTTCTTCCATCTCGTCCTCTGCGCCAGCTCCATATTGTCCTCGTAGGCGACCCAGACCGGAAACCCTTCGCTCCGCAGGCGCTTCCGAAACAATGACAAAATGACTGACAACGAACTCCAAGACCATTGTTCGTGCTCTTCAATCTCGTGATAGGTCAGCGGCCTTGGATAGGCGTCAATCAATAAATGCATTAGCAGCATCTCCGATGGCCGCAGCCGCATAATCTTGTCGCCGCAAACCAGACATTGCGCCCGAACATCCAATCTGATTTTATCCAGCGCTTCATTCATTAGTCCGGTTTCAACTGTCTGATGATTCGCGCTGCCGACTTAAACGCAAACCGATAACTGTTGTTGACCTGAAAGGTCTCGATCTTCTTGGCCGCGGCCTCCAAATACGCCCGCACCTTTCGAGCTTCGTCCGCAGACAGCGGCGCCCCTTCGATATCCATAGGCTTATCGTAGTGTAAAGGTCCGCCCATATGGCTCACACAAATAGCATTTGATATTCTTTCGGCCTTTCGACCGGACTGGATTCGGCAACCCCCATTGCCATCGTCAGCGTCTGCATTCCGTCAATCCGTCCTCGAGACTTGGCTTTATCCAGCTTCCGATTCCCCGCCGGATCTTTTGTAACAACCGAATTGGCAGCACACATACTCAGCACCGGATGATTCCCGTGTGCAATTTTTCCATTGAGGATGGCGCTTTCAGTCGCCCGCAAGGCCGGGCTCATGCTTTGGTAGCCCTGACCCATCTCGACAAAAATCGCCCGGGCCTTTTCCTCGTCGGTGGTACCTTCCCCAAGCGCAATGTCATCAAAGCCGGCTTTCTTCATCCACGGCTTTAAATGTCGCCATCCCCAACGGTCAAAAGCGATCTTGGCGACATTCAACCCGTGGAGGATGTCGTAGATTTCATTTGACACATATTCGTATTCGACCGACTTCCCCGGTGTCAACTGTATGTAACCCTCGCGTGCCCATACATCGTACTGCACCCGATCCAGTCGTGACCGTTCCGCCAACCCCACCTCAGGCAGCCAGAAATAGCAGTGCACCTGCCAGATCCCTTTTTCCTCGGCAATCAACGTCAGGCTGGTCA